TCTGGGATGCGAAGCTCGTCAAGGATGGGATTCATTACGTGACACCAGACTTCCTCCGGATGTCGATGTACCTGGAGCTCTCTCGTCCCCAGGGAGATGTCTCTCGGTGGACCAAAGTCTATACCCGCCTTCAGCTGCTGAACAAGCACTATCCCATCGTCTGCAAGAAAGAAGCCGCGGAGAAGCACGACCTCGTTCCCAAGCCCCTCAAGGCCAAGCTGATGAAGATGCTCAAGGAGGAAGAGGTCGTTCTGCTCGGCGTCAATGCGGCCGAGACGCATCTCAAGATGGAGTGGACGTTGCCCATGACGCTCCTTGCGAACAAGGACACGATTCTGCGCCTGACAGAGGGCTACAAGGTCTTTGTGAACGAGGGCTCGGAGATTCTTCCGCCACTCTATTTCGTTCATCTGCCCGAAGAACCCGAGGGCTCCACGGCCTTTCTGCGCTTCTATGAGACCACCGCGTGTCATTCGTATCACAACGCGGGGGACATCCGTGTGGCGTCCATTCCAACCATTCTTCAATTTTTCTTTGCGTATGTCTATTCGGCGGCGAAGCAGTCGAACATCGAGAGCATCCTCTGCGTTGCGCAGCGCCTCGTGGACCTTGCAGACCACAAACCGAAGCGTCGCTTTGAGATTCTGACACCGATTGACTGTCTCGGAACCCAGCATTCGCTGGTGGATATGCGCAAGGAGAAGGCCGTCCTCTACGAGAAACTGTCGAAGAACAAGACGTCGCCCGAGTTCCTTCAGTATTTCTTTACGTATACGCCGGGGTTGTCCAAGACCCAGAAGCAGCGACTTCGCAAGGCCCTTCGCAAGACTAGGCGGGCCTAAACTTCATCACGAGATTGGACTGATACGGGAGACCCTCGCAGGTCGAGCAGTCCGCCCCATAGATGTCACGACGCCCGACCTCCTTGCGTCCCTGGATGAAGTCTGCGAAATATCCAATCCCGTTGGGCGTCCGGTTGCGCCAGGCATTCGCTCCCACAGTGGAGGCAAAGTTCTGGTAGATGTCCTGAAGACGAATGCGCGCCGTCACATCGGACGCGTTCTGAAGGCGAAGACCTGTGATGCCCGAGACATCAATACCGCGTGCACCGCCAGAGCTCATTTGTTTAGGCGGTAGAAGTTAAACGTCCGATATACCAGGTGATATCAAAGTAGCCGTGCTTGCCCACCTGCTCCTCGGGCAGTTTCGGAGGCTCTGCGGCCGCCTTCGCACTGACCTCAGCGTACGAGAGCGCGCGACGGTAGTAGGCCAGCCGTCCAATGTAGCCGTTCCAGCCCGGACCTGTCGTGAGCGAATCCTCCGTCAGGTCAGGGAGCTGTGCAAGCGTATGGTGCTGGCGGAGCGTGCCATTGATGTAGATGTCCACGGAGGTCTGGTCGACCACGAGGGCGAAGTGAATCCACTTCATCGCGGGGATATTCGGGATGAGAATCGTCTCGGTCGTCGTATAGGTCTTGACCGACACGCTGAGGGAATTGGACGTGCTATCGAGGTACAAGGCCGGTGCATCGCCGCGCGAGAAGAGCTTCCGCTTGCTTCCGTACCCCTGCGTAAAGTCCTTGAAGATGAGCCAGCCCGTGTAGGAATAGACCCGACCCTGAGGCTGATTGAACGAGGGAAGCAACGATGTCGCCGACCGTGTCGTCGCGTGCAGGCCAGACTGCACGTCAGGAATCAGCAGAACACTGTCCGTCGACGGAGCTGGAGAGAAGACATAGTAGAGAAGGGCTCCCACTAGGATGAGGAGTCCGAGAATCAGCCACACACTCATTGTTGGTTAGGAAGAAACAAAACCCCGCGACGTGAGGCGAAGCACAGGAATCCGAGAGCCTTGCGCTGGCGCAGACGCCGGGACATCCTCGGGAAGACGAGGCCCTGCGGGGGTCCACACCATTCGAAGCATCATATCGTACGAGGTCTTCTTCTGAAACTCAAGACTCGCAGGGTCGACCTTGCGTTCCCCCATCTGGTAGATGTAATGAATCCGGCTCGGGTCGGACCGGAACTCACGCTCGAGGAATCCGCGCTTGGCCAGTCGAATGGTCCAGTCCAGGTCTTCCCCACGCACCGCATCGCCGAAGGGGACAAGCTTCGCAACATCGGTCAGCATCGGGTTGAGATGATTGGGCGGACGCAGGAACACCTCACCGGACGCCATCATGCCTGAGAGCGTGTTCTCCAGACTGTGTGTGAAGGTAAACTGCTGAATCTGTCCCCGCAGCCGCATGACGTGGAAGGACCCCGAGATGGTGTCCCGCAGGTCCTCAATGTACGCATCCGTAATCGCGTCATCGTCATCAATGAAGGCCATATACTTGCCCTTGGCGCCCTGAAGAAGGTCCTGCCGCTTGCGGCCGATGCTCTTCTCACGGTTGTCAAAGGCGATGCAATACTCCACGCGAAGGTGAGGGGCAACCCGTGCGAGCGTCTCGCGGAGAGAGGCCAAGAGCGATTGGAGGGAGGCTTCCCGTCCCGGAATCGTGGGAATGAGAACCGACCAGTCGTAGGCATAGGCCTTGCGCGAAATATACGTGTACATGTCTTCGTTCCAATACTTCTGATTGCGGTCGTAGAGAGCGTCCATATACTGCGAGTAGCCAGCTCCGGGGTGCTCGTGGCGGATGATGCAATAGGGAACGTAGAGGCACCGGTCCGCGTACTGCATGCGACAGTGGTCGGTGAGCTCGGTGTCACAGAAGAGACTCTTGTAGGCGGGGTCGTAGATGACTCCGCGCTGGTCATAGAACGTCCGGCCGAAAATGCAGAGCGTATTCAGGTTGTTCCCCTGGCACCCATCGTCGAACCAGAGAATCCCGTTCCGGTCAGGGAACCGACTCACCATGTGGGTGCGAAGGATGTCATCGTAGCCGCGAATCTGGGGCATCATATCATCGGAGACGAGCACCACGATATCCCAGTCCCAGTCCACCTCGGCCATGTTGGCATTGCACGCCGCAATCTTGTTCGCATTGCGTCCGTAGAACACTCGAGACCACGCACAGGGACCCAGGGCGCGCTTGAGGTCTTCGGCATTGGCCATGGACGGGTCATCACTGTCGCACGTGACGGCCACACCCAGGAGGTCCGGACGTGCGGCAAGGCGAACATAGGTGCTGAGGGTCTTGAGAACGCGGGCGGGACGGCTCCGCGTAGGGCACTTGAGGAGAATCCGCATACTTGTTTAGAGGGTATACGTGCGTAATTCCTTTCCAGCTTTATCGAGCGTGCTAAACCGGAAGGTATAGCCGAAGAGCGAGGAGACGGCCGAGTCCACAGGAGCCGAGGTTTTTGCAACGGGGGCCTGGCAGCTCGTGCCGGCGGCCGCATACGCCCGTGCATCCGTCGGTCCAAGCATCGCGGAATACGTCTTGAGGTTGCAGACAGAGCCCGAGAAGCCGTTCGTGTCATCGCCAACCTGAATATCGCCCAGGACCGGCTTGGGAACCCCCGGAAGCACGCAGGACTTGACGAGGCGACCATCAATGTAGATGTCGACGTTGCGCTGGAAGACCGTGACGGACACCGCAAACCACCGCTGGAGGGGCACGTTCTCCACCGTACAGGTGAACGAGTCTCCGGTGCTGGAGGTCGTTCCCGCCCCCGTGGTGGTCGGATAGATAGCAATCTTCACCTGGAGGCTATTGTCCGTGGGGTGGAGCGTGATGAACGGGCTGACGTCCGTCGCAGTTCCAGTCGCCAGGCGCTTGACGACCGTCTTCTCCTTGGAGAAGTTAAAGTCCCAGTCTGCAATGTACATCCAGAACTGCATCCCGAAGGTTCCATTGGCTCCAATGGGGGCATTGGCCGCCGGAATCGTTGTCTTCGCTTTTCCGGAGACAGGCGCAGGGACCTGGTCTCCCGACGTCGACGAATCGCCCGTCAGGCTGACCGTGGACAAGCCACGACTCTTGCGCATCGCGTTGTAGATGAGAATCCCGACGAGGAGGGTTGCCGCTCCAGCGAGCAGAACAAGCACCGTCTTCACAGAGGTCGTCAGCCAGGAGGTCGCGGGCTTCGGAGCGGACGACGCCAACGACGGGATACTGCTCGTCGGGGCTGCTGACGGTTGAGAGGGCGTTGACGAAAACGGCCACATTTGTGTTAAGCAAGGAACTTTCTTGTGTCTCCGCTTCCAAGGCAATGGAAAAACGGACCTTTCTTTCACCTCCACACCACCAGCAGATGTTTTGTAACAACTGTGGGGGGCGTGGTCACCTGTTTCGGATGTGCAAGGACCCGGTTCTGTCGTGTGGACTTCTGCTCATCGATCGGTCACGGCTCCCCGTGGACCCGTCTCAGATTCATGTGCTGATGATTCGCAGGAAGGACAGCATGAGCTTCGCCGAGTTCCTGCGCGGGAAGTATGACCCCACGAACATCCCCTACGTCAGCACACTGGTCAAGAACATGACCCTCAAGGAGCAGGTGGCCATTGCCACCGAGTCGTTTGAGACCCTGTGGAAGAACCTGTGGGGCGATGACCGGTCGTCCTCGGACTTCCCGACGTCCAAGGAGCGGTTCTACTCGCTGGACCGCATGGCGCTGATGAAGGACAACCTCTCCGAGTACACGGAACCTGAATGGGGCTTCCCCAAGGGGCGCCGGATGCGCGGAGAGACCGACCTCGCCTGTGCCGTCCGCGAGTTCACCGAAGAGACGAACATCCCTCGCGATGCCTACATCCTCCTGAACAACATCGTCCTCGAGGAGACCTTCACGGGCCTCAATGGCGTTCGGTACAAGCACATCTACTACGTCGCGCTTCTGGTTCACCCTGAACTCGTCAACCTCACGCAGAAGTTCACGCCCATGCAACGGAGAGAAATCTCCGGAATTGCGTGGAAGACGATGGCGGACGCGGACGTCCTGATTCGCCCCCATCATGTGGAGCGGCGTGCGATGCTCTCCTATCTCAAGAGCATTCTCGAGGTGTTTGAGACAGATTAGATGCGGAAGCGATAATAGTAAACGGTCAACATGTACGAGACGACGGCCAGGATGAAGACCCACCACCAGAGCGGGAACACAGTGGCTTCACGGTCCTGAGTTCCAAAGGGACGAATCCGTCCCTCCTGCCCAAAGGCAATGCTGGGCTTGAGGTACAGGAACCCTGCCATGAGAAAGAGATAGATGGCGACCATCGTCGTGCGATAGGATTTCCGCCCCATTATCAAATCCTCACGAAAAACAATGGCGCGACCGTACATCCTGCCGAACCGCAAGGCGTTCGCGGACGCAGTGGCGCGTCTCTTTTTGAAATACCCCACACCTCCACAGACCCAAGAGGACAAGGACGTCGACCTCTGCCTGAAACGCGACAGTGGGACCCGCGAGCTCCTCCCCCACCAGAAGATTGTGCGGGACTACCTGTCTGCAGAGACCCCCTACCGCGGGCTCCTCCTCTACCATGGCCTCGGGTCCGGCAAGACCTGTTCGTCCATTGCCGTCGCAGAGTCGTTGCTGACCACGAAGAAGGTCTTCGTCATGTTACCGGCCTCACTCGAGGCGAACTACGTGGAGGAGCTTCAGACCTGCGGGGCGCCCCTCTATCTCTATGACCACCACTGGCGCCAGCAGGCTCCGAATGCCGAGTCGGTTGAGGTGGCCAAGCGCCTTGGCATCACCGAGGAGTTCGTCAACGAGAAAGGAGCGTTTTTCACTACCGTCCCCGGCGAGGAGCCGAACTTTACCAAGCTCCCCAAGACCGCCCAGGACCTCATTCAGGCGCAGTTCGCTCACGTGCTCAAGCAGCGGTTCACCTTCATCCGCTACAATGGATTGTCCTCTGCGAATATCGCAAAGTATGTTCCTGAGGATGGTTCGAACCCGTATTCGGGTAGCGTGGTCGTCATTGATGAGGTCCATAACTTCATCTCACGCGTCATCAACGAGTCCGAGCTCGGCGGCAAGCTCTACGAACGCCTCTACAACGCCATTGACTGCAAAGTGGTCGCCCTCTCCGGAACGCCCGTCATTAACCGTGCGAATGAAGTTGCCTTCCTCATGAACCTCCTCCGCGGACCCCTTCAGCGCATCGCCATCCCCTTCAAGTCCAGTCCCACGTGGGACGAGGAGAAGATGACCAGTGTCCTTCGGAATGTCCCGGATATGGACACCGTGGAGTTCAACACACTCAAGAAGGTCGTGATGGTGACCCGCAATCCTCCGCAGTTTCGGAGCATCTATTCGGAGAAGGGCGACCGGACGGCCGTGCAGTATGTCAAAGAGATGGGCTACATCGCGAGTCCCCAGGACTGGGTGTCCTCGTGGAAGTCCACGTTTGAGACAGAGGTTGGAGGCGCCGAGCTTGCAGTCGACCGGATTACGGTGGAGGCGCTCGAATGCCTGCCCACGAAGTACGAGGAGTTCGCGTCAATGTTCCTCGACGGACTTCAGATTAAGAACGCCAATCTCTTTCAGCGCCGGATTCAGGGCTTGGTCTCGTACTTCAAGGGGGCGGATGAGCGCATGCTTCCGAAGGTCATTGAGTCGGACCAAATGCTGGAGAAGGTCCCGATGTCCCCCGAGCAGTTCAACCACTACCTGGAAGTCCGCTTCAAGGAAATCCAGCAGAACAAGCGTCGGGCGACGATGGGCACCGACGACAAGGAGATGAAGACCTTCCGTGTGAACTCGCGACTGGCGTGCAACTACGCCATTCCGCCGGACAAGCGTCAGACCAACGAAGACGCCGCCACGGAAGACAGTGTCCCTGAGAAGACGACCATCTTGGACGCCCTTCGTGCGGACCCCAAACGCTATCTCTCCGAGACAGCCCTCGAGACCTTCAGTCCCAAGATGCTCCGGATGCTCACCAACATCAAGGCCTCCATGGGCAAAGGTGAGGTCTGGGCCAATCAGTTCGTGTATTCGCAGTACCGCGAGCTCGAAGGTCTTGGCGTGTTCAGCGCCATTCTGGATGCCAACGGCTGGCAGGAATACAAGCTCGTGCGAGAGGCCAACCAGTGGGTGGAGGACCCCAGCATGAGTTCGGAGAAGCCGGCGTATGCCTTCTACATCGGCGCCAAGGCCGGGGATGACGCCGAGAAGCGTGAGCTCATTCGTCACGTCTTCAACGGCAGCCTCGACAAGCTTCCGCCCAGTCTCAAGGCCTCGGTAGAGTCCCGCGGGAGGAAGATTCTCTGCGTGTTCATGGCCTCGTCCGCAGGTGCCGAGGGCATTACACTCCTGAACGTGCGCCGCGTCCACATCATGGAGCCGCACTGGAATCCCGCGCGCCACGACCAGGTCATTGGACGTGCAGTTCGTATCTGCTCACACGCGAGTTTGCCCCAAGACCAGCGCACCGTCAAGGTGAGCTTCTATGTCTCTGTCTTCACCGAGGAGCAGGCGAAGTCTACGGAGGGGTCGAACAACGTCGTTCTCGTGCGCCGGTCCGACTTGATGACGAAGCGGTATGAGGGAGACCCCCAAGATGTCTTCATGACGACCGACGAGTATCTCTATGAGATTTCGTATGAGAAGGACGTGACAACCAAGCGCATCTCGTCTCTCTTGAAGTCTGCAGCCGTGGACTGCGAGATTCACCGGAAACTCCATAGTCGGGAGACTCCGGTGCTCTCGTGTATGCGGTTTGATAGTACGGCAACGGGAGAGGACCTTGCGTACAAACCGAGTCTGAAGACGGACGATACAGATGCGTCCTACTTGCGCAATCTCACGAAGCGCAAGCGGACCCTGCAAAAGGTGTCTGTGAAGGGAATGGTCTTCCTCTACGACCCCCAGACCAAGGACATGTATGACGGCCCGGCCTTTGAGGACAACGAGCGGTTGCTGCGGGTGGGGACGAAGACAAGTGCGTCGACGATTGAGTGGATGTTGCCTTAGGCACTCAGAAGGTCCTCCAGCCATCCATCGCAGACCGTCGTCCAGGACTTGAAGGGATAGGCCTTGACAGTCTTGCGAAGCTCGGGGAGACGCTCAATGGCCGTCTTCATCGCCGTTGCAACAGACTCGTAGGTGAACGTCGGAGCCCAGCCCCCGAGCGGCATGGACCCCGCAAAGTACGCATCATCGCCCGGAGGAATGAACACGGCGGTGGACTCGTCGAGGAACGTCCGGAAGCTTCCAACATCCGTCACGACCTGCGGCGCACCCGTGAGCATGTGCTCCAGCTGGCAGAGCCCGAAGCCCTCGCCGTCAGAGGTGTTGATGCCGATGTCCGCGACATTGTAGAGCTGGTTGATTCCATCGTCTCCCACGACGTTCGGCGGCGACGTATCGATGAGAACGAGTCGTGCAAGCGCAGACTGGTCAAGTCCGGCCTGGGCCGCCTCGCGCTGGAAGATGGCCGGAATATCGTAGTACGCGCCGGCCTGAGGATTGAGATTCGTCGCCAGAATGAGGTAGGCGGCGGGCGTGGTCTTCAGAATCCGTGCGAACCCTCCGAGCGTGAGGTCGAGGCGCTTGCGCTGGCTGTTCCGGTTCACGTTCAGGAAGACAGGCGCCGAGGCAGGAATCCCGAGATTCTTGCGGAGCGCAAGTCGGGCATCCTCTGCGAGGGGCGTGAACGTCGTGCTATCCGCCGCATGCTCCAAGACGCGGACATCCGGGAAGTCGCCGTACGCGAGGAACTTCCGCTTCCAGACCTCCGTGAAGCAATAGACACGGTCCGCGTGGTCGTGAATGGACTTCATGAGAGGGGCAGCGATTCCATCGTAGACCTGGTCCACGTAAATCCAGAGCTTGTAGGTCGAGGTCTTGCGGTCGTGCTTCATCGCCTCCAAAAACTTGTAGATGATGAGGGGGTCATTGTAAATCATGACGACATCCGGACCGACCATCTCAAGATAGTCGTAGACCTTGTTGAACCCAAAGCCCTCCTCCTTGGGGTCCTCATTCGCAGCCGCATCATAGAGATTGACACTCGGCGGCGGCTTGCGATGGCCTGGGGCATTGGGATGGCGCTGGAAGCCATAGTGAAAGAGCTTCACGCGAGGGGCGAGGGTCGAGGCCTGCTTGAGAAGGTTGTGCGAGACCTTGGAGTATCCAGTGGTCTGGTCAATGTGCGTGCTGACGAGAACGACCCTCATTTGAAACTACAGGGCCACCCACGTATAAATCTCTTCGCGTAAGACAATGCAGGTCAACTCCGCTCAGGACTATCTGACGCGCTACAAGCGTCGCATTATCGCTGCGACATTCTATTCGACACCCCCCGAGCAGAAGGATAAGACGAACGCTGTCTTCCTGAGTGCGATGGCCAACAACGCCCAGACCCGGCAGCGGGCGCAGGTCCCCACAGTTGTGAGCGCGTGGGGTGGGGCTCCGGGAGGTGCGACGTATGTCTCCTCGTGCACGAGTAACTGCTCTCTGGCGACGGGGGCTCCGGGTACGTTTCAGGTCGTGAACACGAAGGATGTCGTCTCGCGCCAGGCCCTTCGCCCGATTGGCGTCCGCGCAACTGTTTCTCAGCAGTGAGCATGGACGATTCCATCGCACGTTGGGTAAGTATCCGTGGGTTCCAACTTGCAAGCCTCTTCCTGTTCTTACGATTCGTCTATCTCGTCGAAGAAGAAAGTTAAAGATTCCGTCTGCGTAGATACAAATGCCGGGCGGCTTGCTTCAATTGGTCGCCGTCGGAGCTCAGAATGAGTTGGTCAACGGGAGTCCCTCCATGACTCATTTCCGAGCCGTCTACCGTCGCCATACCAATTTTGCCATGGAGTCCATTCGGATGAGCTTTACGGCGTCGAACCTGGAGTTCTCGTCCACAGGGACACGCACGCTCTCGTGTCGGGTTGACCGCTATGCGCAGCTCCTGCACGACACCTACCTGATTCTCACCCTTCCGGACATCTGGTCTCCTCTGAAGTACCTCGGGTCGGCCACACCAACCCTTCCCCCTGGCTACGGTGCAGGAATCCAAACCGAGACGGAGCCGAACGCGATTGGCTATGAATTT